GCAAGGGATGTGAGTTTACAAGCGAGATCATACCCGACTGGCTGAACGCAGAGCTGATGGCGGCGCAGGAGGTCGCCGGTGTAGATGCCTTCTCATTCCTGAAGGCGTCACCCGCAGAGCGCCGCAGGCGAGAGCGCGAGCTGGCAGAACGGTTGGAGGAGGAGCTTGCCGAGTTTCAGGAGCGGGCGGCAAAGGACGTTGAGAAGGGCAAGGAGCCGGACTATGCGGCGCTGGCGTTGCTGTTGGGGGCCATCTTGACGCCATTCCTGCAGTCCATTGCCGTTGAGGAGGCGATGCGGGTGTCCGTTGAAATGGGCATCGCCTTTGACCCGGCGGTCATCGGGCAGGAGGCGACCCGCTGGGCGCGTGAGTATGGATACGATCTGATTCGTGGGCTGACCGACACGACGCGCAACGTGGTCAGCGAGGCGATGCAGACGTTCACGCAGAACCCGGAGATGGGACGCGAGGCGTTGCAGCAGATGTTACAGCCAGCCTTTGGGCAGGTGCGGGCGCAGATGATAGCAGCTACCGAGACGACGCGGGCCTACAGCGAGGCGACGAACGAATATCAGCAGCTATTGTCACAGGCGGGAATTCAGACGCGGCGGCGTTGGATAACTCGTGAGGATGAGCGGGTATGTCCTGCGTGTGGGCCATTACATAATCTCACGGAAGACTTCTGGGCAGCCGAGTATCCGTCTGGGCCGCCAATTCATCCGAACTGCCGCTGTGAGCTGCAACTGGAATACGTCTATGACTGAGGCCGTCGATACGCGAGAATTGGAGCAGCTACAGCGGGCGCTGGCTAACCTCGTCGGGCCCGGACTTGCCAAGTTCAAGAAAGAGGCGACCTATGGCGTGGCGAAGGCGCTGCGAACGCCGATGCAGACACCACCGGGCCCATCGCACTCGCCCGTGCTGTGGGCCAGCGCCAAGCAGCGGGCATGGTACTTTGCGGCGCGGCGCAAGGCAGGACTGCCGCTCAAGTACAGCCGCGAGAGCGACCCGTGGAGCCAGCGCATCCGCGACAGATGGGTCATCCAACGCGGCGATGATTATGCCGTGCTGGGCAACAAGGCCAAATATTCCGTCTATGTCCAGTCGAGCCAGTACCAGAGCGAGCAGCACGAGGCGACGGGTTGGACGACAGACGAGAAAGCAGTCGAGCGCATCATGGGTGACGGGACGATGAGGGCAATCATCGAATCGACGTTAGGCAAGATCATCCACGACTCATTGCGAAGATGGGCACGCTAATGGACCGCGCCTTCTGGCTCCAGTTGCGCCAAGCCCTGCTGATGATGGTGGACGCGATAGAGCGGATGATCGACATACAGCCAAGGACGAGTGAATTACGGAAAGAGGCGAAACGAGATGCCAAACCCTAGCGAATATGACAACGAACAGGACTGGATGGCAGCGTGCGTGCCCATCCGCATCGAGGAGGGCAACGCGCAGGACCAAGCAGTCGCCGCGTGCCTGAACATCTGGCGGGAGCATACCGGCGCCAAGGCCAACCCACTCAAGGCCATCAGCGCCACCGACGACGAGCTGCGCGTGGCTAACTACATCGTCCTGTTCGGCGGGCGCGACCTGGAAGGCATCGCATCGGCGAACGTCAACCCGGACGGCACAAAGGGCGAATACTTCACGCCAGAGACGCAGCTTGAGTCAGCCTACACCAAGGCGGGCACGCTGTTCGTGGACTGGGAGCACAGCCAGGGCGAGTTGGGCGACGAGCTGCTGGGCGTGGTGGACTGGAAAACGGCGCGCATTGACGACGCGGGCGTGTTCGTCGAGCGGGTGCTCAACCGGCGCTCGGCATACGTGCGCTGGCTGGAAGGGCTGATCTCCGACGGGCTGATCGGCACGTCATCCGAGGCCGTATCCGACGAGGTGGAGAAGGCGGCGGACGGGCGCATCACCCGCTGGCCGCTGCGCCGCGACACGCTGACCGTCCAGCCGATGGAGCCGCGCATGTTGCAAGAGAACCACATACAGGCGTTCAAGGCGCTGGGTATCGAGTTGCCCGCGCTTGACGATAACGTGGCAGATGAGCCAGAGCCGGCAGAGGTGGAGCCAGAGGCATCGAAGGATGCGGTGTCCATAGCCAAGGCGAAGGCCAGATGCGAGCAGATTCTCATATCACTCATGGAGGGATCGAAATGAAACACGCACAACTGCTTGAGCTGGCGCGCACCAAGGCGGGCGAAGCTCAGGCAATCCTAGAGGAAGACGAGCCGGATGTCCAGAAGGCCAATGACCTGCTGGGCGACGCGGAGAAATACCGCAGCCGCGCAGACGCGATGGAAAAGGCCATGAAATTGGCCGAGGGCGAGGCCGAGAAGCCGTCCGGTATCGTCGTCACCGAAGATGAGGAAGACAAGACCAAGGCCGCCAAGACGTGGAGCATCGGCGAGTTCTTCCAGGCGGTCGCGCTCCGCCCTGAATCGGTGCGCGCATATCGCAGCAAGGACGAGCCGGAGCACTACAACCTGACCGAGGCCATCGGCGCAAAGGCCGTCGGCTCGTTGACACAGGCCAAGGCCGCAATGAAGCAGACCGGGCTGAATGAGGGCGTGGGGCCGCTGGGCGGGTTCCTGGTGGACGCGGCGATTGACTACAACATCATGAGCCGTGTGTATAACATGGGCGAGGTCGTCCGGCGCGTGGATATGACACCGCTGGGGGCGAACAACAACGGCATGGTCTTCCTGGCCGATGCCGAAAGTTCGCGTGCCAACGGCTCACGGCGCGGCGGGGTGCGCTACTACTGGGTAGCAGAAGGCGCAGAGAAAACCGCGTCCTACCCCCAGTTCCGGCGCATCGAACTGGCGCTGAACAAGCTCGTGGTGCTCATCTACAGCACGGACGAACTGCTGCAGGATGCCACCGCGCTCGAAAGCTACATCAACAAGGTCGGCGCGGAGGAGATCCAGTTTGGCGTCGAGGACTCGATCTTCCGTGGCACCGGCGCAGGCCAGCCGCTTGGCTTCCTCAACGCCCCGTGCCTGGTCACGGTCGGCGCAGAGGCGGGACAGGCCGCAGATACGGTCATCAGCGAGAACGTGATCAACATGTGGTCCCGCCGCTGGGTCGGTGCGCGTGATTACGTCTGGTTCGTCAATCAGGACGTGACACCGCAATTGATCCAGATGAACCTGGGCGTGGGCACCGGCGGGCAGCTCACGTACATGCCGCCCGGTGGCTTGAGCGGCTTGCCCTACGGCACGCTGTTCGGGCGGCCCGTGATCGAAGTCGAGTACGCCGACACGGTGGGCGACGTGGGCGACATCTCACTCGTGGCACTGAGCGAGTACAAGATGATCGAGAAGGGCGGTGTTCAAAGCGCATCGTCCTTGCATGTCCGCTTTGTCTATGATGAGACGGTGTTCAGGCTGGTATATCGGGTGGACGGGCAACCTTCATGGGCGCTTCCGTTGACTCCGTACCAGTCTGCACTCACGCAGTCGCCGTTCGTAGTTCTGGGAGCGAGGTAAGCGATGAACATCCTTGATCAACTTCACTGGACGTATGGGATCTTCCCCGTCGCCGATGCGTTCGACGACGGCGCTGGGGCGGTCACGACCGACATCGTGAACTGCGAGTCTGCGGTCGGCGTGTTCTTCCTCATCATGCGCGGGGTGAACACTGGCGGCACAGGCACGGCGCTGTTTATCGCACAAGCGTGCTCGACCGCAGCCGCAGCCGCAACGACCAACGTCACCTACTGGTATCGTGAATCCACGACCCTGGACACCTGGGGCGCGTGGACGCACGCCGCCGCGACGGGCTGGACGTGCACCAACGGGTCCAACAACATGATCCAAATCTTTGTCCCGGCTGATGTCCTCTCCGCAGCGGGCTACGCCTACTGCCGACTGAGCATCACCGAGCCGGTGGACGACCCGGTGGTCGGCTCCATCGCCACCGCCGTCATCGACACCCGCTATCAGCACGTGCCCGCGACGTTGCTGACCTAATCGGATTCGCTTGGGGGGCGGGTGCAATCCCGGCCCGCCTCCTCTATGGCCTAACAAGGGTTCGAACCCCGGATAGGCAAGGAGTATAGACATGCCAGCAAGAGGAAGCGCGACACAGCGTTCTGCGCTGTTTGCGCGCCAGCAACCGGGCGGGTTCTGGAACACCGCCATGATCGAGTGGCAGCCCAACAATATCTGGTTCGTCGGCAGCGCCGAGACGCTGGCGAGTGACGCGGCGGGCAACGGGCGCAACCCCGATCGGCCCTTCGCCACGCTCGACTATGCTGTCAGCCACCCGCTGGTGGACGACGGCCACACGATCTACGTACTGCCGATGCACACCGAGAACCTGGCCGCCGACAGCACAGTGGACGTGGACGTGAGCAACCTGCACATCTGCGGCCTGGGCTGGGGCGGCAACCGACCGACGTTCACCGCCACCGCCATCGCAGGAGATTTCAAGCTGGCCGCCTCGTGCGGCATCCTTGAGAACATCTTGTTTCTCTCGGGCATCGACGCCACGACCGGGCTGCTTGAGGTCAGCGCATCGGACTGGCTGATCTACAATTGCGAGTTCCGCGACAGCGTGGACCAAGCCACCGACATGGTGATGATCCTCGACGGCTCCGACCGGACGCACATCAAGGACTGCACGTTCACCATGGCTGCGGCGGCGGGTGCGAACAGCGCCATCTCCATCGGTTCGAGCGACGACGTGGAGATCGAGGGCTGCCTCATCTACGGCAACTTTGCCGTGGGTGCCATCGACTTCCGAACGGCGGCGAGCGCCCGATGCAACATCCACGACTGCAAGATCTGGACCGAGAACGCGGCGGACATCGCCATCGTGGACACGATCACGACCAGCACGGGCTGGATCGGGCCGAATCTCCAGATCATGCTGCAGGACAACGCGGCCAACATCACCGAGGCTTGCACGGGCGCGACGTTCCACTATGTTGACCCGATCTACATCTGCAACCTGGCGGGCGAGAAGGCCATGCTGACCAACATCCTCGCGAGCACGGACTAGGAGGATCAGACAATGGCACTGGAATTTGAGAACATCCACAACCATATGGTCCTCCGAGACGCGACCAACACGTGGAAGTGGTACGATGCGTGGGGGCCGTCCGTGGTCAAGTACGAGCTGTCGGTCATCGGTCCGCCAACGGACAACACGACCGGGATGCCGACCGAGTTTATCAACACCCTGGTCAACGCCTCTACCTTCACGATGGCCGATGTCCTGGGCGGCGGCGTGATCCTGACCGGCGGTGGGGCGGACAACGATGGCGTCAAGCTGCAATTGGGCGCGGAAGCAGGGACGGCGGGCGAGAACGTGTACTTTGCCACCGACTACCCCTGCTACTTCAGCACCAAGCTGCAGCTCAACGACGCCACGCAATCCGACTTCCTGGCCGGGTTCTTCATCACCGACACCACGGCTCTGGATGGTGGGACCGATGGGCTGTACTTCCGCAAGATAGACGCAGACACGACCATCTACTTTGTCTTGGAGCAGGACAGCGCCGAGACAGCGACGGCGGTCGCCACGGCAGCGGACGCGACGGACCTGCACCTGGAGTTTTTCTACTGGGCGCACAACGTCTACGTCTACGCCAACAGCGTGCTCATGGCGACCATCGCCGACACGGATGCGAACTTCTGCAACGACGAGCTGCTGCGGCTCACGTTCGAGTTCCTGTCCGGCGAGGCGGTGGCGAACACCTGCACCATCAAGGAACTGCGCTTCATCCAGATCCAAGCGTAACAGCCGGGGGCAGGGTTCGCCCTGCCCCCATCTTTCAGCTCATTAGGGGGCAAACATGAGCAGCGTGTTCAAGATCAACCATACCGGCACGGCGCTGATGGATTTTACAGGCGTCGTCCCGGCGGGGCAGCACTACCGGCTGGTCAGCGTGACGTGCAACTTCAACGCCGCGCCGACGACCAGCGAGAACTTTACCGTCACGCTCGACGCCAATGCGGGGGCCATCTATGACCTGCTGCTGTACTCGCTCGACCCGTCGGCGGGTGCCACGTCGGACATCCTGTGGCAGCCGGACGAGGAGATCCTGCTCGAAGGCGGCGATGCCATCGACGTGCAGTTCGACAACACCGACGCCCGCAACTATGGCGCGCAGATTACTTTCAAGGCGGTGTGACGATGGCACAAACGCTGAACGGCAAGTACAGACCAAACGACGCCGACAGCTACGCCGTGGACGTGGGCCAGTGGCGGCACAGCATCGGCAACTATGACTTTGCCGCCGATGGCGGGGCGCAGGGCGCGTTCACCATCTACACCGTGACCGGCGACGTGCAGCTCCAGATATTCGGCCTCTGCCAAACATCGCTCACCAGCGGCGGCGCGGCGACGATAGAGCTGGGCATCACCGGCAACACGGCGGCGTTGATCGCGCAGACGGCCTTCGACGACCTCGACCAGTACGAGACGTGGCAGGACGCCGGGCCGGAGGCCAACCCCGGCAACGTCGATGCGGCGATGGCGGACTTCTTTGTCATCGCCAATGGCGTGGACATCATCTTCACCATCGCCACCGCAGACCTGACGGCGGGCGACGTGGACTTTCACTGCTTCTGGCGACCGCTATCGACGGACGGCAGCGTGGTGGCGGCATAGGAGGCGCTATGGCCTACTAGGAGGATTGAATTGGTGAATCCGACAAGACCGCAACGGGTCAACATTCTAGGCATCACCTATAGCATCGAGTATGTAGATAAACCATCTGATGTGGACATCTACAAGCGGGAATCGCTCTGGGGCCAGATTGATTACTGGACGCGAAGCATTCGGGTGTATGCAAATGGACGAGCGGATGAAGATGTCTGGGAGACAATCTGGCACGAAATCCTGCACGGCATCGTCGAGGCTCTTAAAATCAAGTCCCTGCAAAGTGATGATAGCCATGATGATCTTGATCTTCTGGCCTTGGCGATAACCGATGTTCTATTCCGCAACAGTTGGATCAAACGCGATCCTGCGCGGATTGAGGTTTAGTTTCAGAAGGGAAAGCCTATGGCCTACATCACGCTTGAGGATCTGCGCGGCGAGCTGGACATCGACAGCACGGGCGATAACCCGCTGCTGCAGGAGGCCATCGAGGACGCGGTATCCTACATCGACGGGCAGACCAACCGCCACTTTGAGGCGGTGACAGCCACACGCTACTACGGCGCGGGCGCGCTCGACCCGTGGGATCGCTACAAGCTGCACCTCGACGCCGACCTGCTGACCGTGACCACCCTCGCCAACGGCGACGGGCGGCGCGACACCTATACCGCCACGTTTGCCGCCGACACGCTGACCCTGGCGACGGCGAGCGTCTACGACCAGTTGGAGACGGGCACGCCAGCGGTAGTGTACTCGTCAACCGACGACCCACCGGCGGGGCTGGTCGAGGGCACGGTGTACTATGTCATCTTGACCGCCTCGCCTGTCATCCAGCTTGCCGCGACGCGGGCGCTCGCCCTGGCCGGGACGGACATCACCCTGACCGACAACGGGACGGGCACGCAAACCATCCTGTTCGGCGGGACGCTGATCTCGAAGGCGAACTACTGGCTGGAGGACCGCGACCTGGGCCCGCCCTACCACTGGATACAGCTCACCCGCAACCAGGGTGTCTACTGGCAGTGGGAGACGGACCATGAGGTGATGGTGTCCGGCACGTGGGGCTACACCACCGCCTGCCCCCACGACATCCGGCGGGCCGCGCACGTCTTGGCATCGTACTTCTACAGGCAGAAGGACGCGCAGATGTTCGAGACGACCGCTATCGTAGAGTCGGGCGCTATCGCCATCCCGCAGGGGATCCCGGCGACGGTGGACCGCGTGCTACAGCGGTACAAGAAACGCATCTAAGGAGAATCACATGATAAGAACACTGTCTCGATTTGGGATGAGGCTAGAACCGACGGGCACGACCGAGGAAGGAAACGCAGGCTATCGTGTACGTGTAGCGTGGTGGTTCGTCCCTGCCGCCATCATCTACGGACTGTTTCGCATCCTGCTCTTTGGCGCGTCGGATAACCCAAGCGGTGGGGTGGAAATTACGGACGTGGGATTGTACTGATGGCGATCACCACCTATCGCAGCTTTGTGGATGCGCTGGAGGCCGTCGCCATCACCGGCGTATCGCGCCAGTACACGCAGGGGCCACCGCTGGGCAGCCCTGGCGTAGGCGACTGCCCGTTCCAGTACGTGCGCTACCCGGCGTCTGACGAGATCCCGCTGGTGTTCGGGGAGCAGCTCGGATGGCCGACGCTGCGCGCCGAGCTGGTGGTGTGCATCGAGCCGGTGGGCCAGAGCACGGGCTACGCCAACTTTGACGCGACGGTGGACATGATGGACGCGGTAGCGACGGCGCTGCGTGCGCTGACATGCATCACCAAGTCACACATCCGGGCGTCCGTCCGGCAGGCCATCGACACTGTAGCGGGGCAAGACTACTGGGCGGTAGTAGCAAGCGTGGAAGGAAATGGGTAGACACAATGCTCCCACAAGTGCGCCAGTTCGTCAAAGAAACGGCGGAGCGGCTCCCGATGCGGGGGCCGGTGTACGAGTTCGGCGCGTACCGGGTGGAGGGGCAGGAGACGCTGGCCGACCTGCGCCCGTTCTTCCCCGGCGTCGAGTATGTCGGCTGCGATATGCGGGCCGGCCTGGGCGTGGACCGCGTGCTCAACCTGCACACCATCGACCTGGCCGACGAGACAGTCGGTACGGTGCTGTGCCTGGAGACGCTGGAACACGTCGAGTTCGTGCGACAGGCCGTCGCGGAGATGCACCGCATCCTGGCACCGGGCGGCTTCTGCGTCATCTCGTCGGGCATGAACCTACCAATCCACGAGTATCCGTCCGACTACTGGCGCTTCACGCCCAACGGGTTCGAGAGCCTGCTGTCCGTGTTCGAGTCGCAGCACGTGAGATGGATCGGGCAAGACAGGTTCCCGCAGATCATCCTGGGCGTCGGGGCCAAGCGGCCCGATGGGTGGCAGCGGCTCCTGCGGCGCAACCCGCTCCCGGCGGCGATGGGAGCGCGGCGATAACGCATCCCGAAAGGAGAGCGAAATGGCACGCACGTTTGGAGATCCGAACGAGATAGAGATCGGCGACTTGATCGAGATCAAAGACATCCAGCGGGTGAAGCTCGAACCGGGCGATATACTGCTTGTGCGCTATGAGGGCATTTTGCCCGTGGCAGAGAAAGATCGAATCGCCAAGCAGGTGCAGACACGATTACCTGGCCATGAGGTCATCGTGATGGACGGTGGGCTGACCCTATCCGTCATCGAGGCGGGCAAGTGAGACTGCTCAACATCGGCTCTGGCCCGCCGACGCTGACGATCTCGGACTGGTACGCCGGGTGGGACGTGGTGCGGCTGGACGTGGAGCCAAGGTACCACCCCGACCTGTGCATGGACGCGCTCGACCTGGACCAGCTAGAGGCGGCACAGTTCGACGCGGCGCTGGCGAGCCACCTGTTGGAGCATTTCTACCCGATGCAGCTCGACCGCTTCATGCACGGCCTGATCCACATCCTGAAGCCGGGCGGCTTTGTCGAGCTGTACGTGCCCAATGCGCTGGCGGCGTGCGCGGCGGCGGCGGAGGCGGGCAGCCTGGATGCGTTTCTGTACGACACGCCGGTCGGCCCGGTGACGGCATGGGATGCGCTGTACGGGCACATCACCCTGCAGCAGCGATACGGCGACCCGATGGCGCACCACAACGGGTTCTCGCCGCAATCGCTGACCGACCTGCTCGGCGCGTATGGGTTTACGGCAATCTACATACAGGATGGCAGATGGCAGACGGGGGCCATCGCCTCTCTAACCGACCTCCCCGCCGAGATGAAACGGAGGATGCGCCTTGACAGAGCAGCAACGGGTGAAAGTGGCCCTGTGCATACCGACACTGGGGCCACCGACCTGGCAGCTATTCGACAGTTTCGGTCGGTGGCAGGCGTACCATTTCAGCCACGAGACGAACGCACTGGTGACGGTGATCCGCCCGCCGCGCCCGCTGCCGGTGGACGTGGCGCGCAGCTACTTGGCGAACAAGGTGCTCGAAGGAGATTACGACTACCTGTGGTTCACGGATCAAGACGCGGCATATGACCATCGGACGCTGGATAGGCTCCTGGCGTGGGACGTGCCGGTCGTCGGGGCGCTGTGTATGATGCGGGCGAGTACGTGGTGCATGCCGATGGTGTTCAAGGGACAGAACGCGGACGACCCGGAGTTCTATCACATCTCGATAGATGAGGTCTACAACTATTTGAGGGACCACGCCAACGTCGAGACGAACGAGCCGCAGGTGGTGGACCCGATACCGGAGGACAGCCTGTACGGGCCGGTGGACTTTACCGGCTGCCACTGCCTGCTGATCAAGCGCGAGGTACTGGAAGCGATGGAGCCGCCGTGGTTCAGCGGGCAGCCGGGGCAGGAGGACCGCTACTTCTGCTTCAAGGCGGCGGCGGCGGGCTACCCGATCTACGTGGATTTCAGCACCATCGCCGGGCACGCCACCGGCGAGCGCCTGATCGGGGTGTACGACTACATGGCCCACTATCTGTATCAGGGCGTGC